TCGAGTGGTGAGCCCGCAGGGATTCGTCGCCGGTCGGCTGGCAAATCTGAGTCCTGAGCAAAGCAGCCTGAACAAGCCGCTCTATTCCGTGGTCGGCACGCAGCTCAGCGGAAACCCCGTGTCCGGTACCAGCACGAGCTACGCGGCGGCCGATCTTGCGACGCTGTTCCAGGCGGGGATCGATGTTATCGCCAATCCGCAGCCCGGCGGCGCGTTCTGGGGGGTGCGTGCTGGCATCAACAGTAGCAGCAACTCGGCCATCAGCGGCGACAACTATACCCGTCTGACAAACTATATCGCGGCAACGCTCGCCTCCGGCATGGGCCAGTATGTCGGCCAGGTCGTCAACGCCAGCCTGTTTCAGAGAATCCGCTCCACACAACTGAGCTTTCTGCAGAACATGCTGACGCAGGGACTGCTTGGCAGCGTCGATGGCAGCCTGCCCTTCAGCGTCATTTGCGACACCAGCAACAATCCGCCGAGCCGGACTGGACTGGGCTACGTTCAAAGCGATGCGCAGATCCAATACCAGGCGATCAACGAGTTCTTCATCGTCAATATCGAAGGCGGCCAAACGGTGCAGGTGCAGACGCAGGTGTTGCCGAACACGCCCGGCTCGCTTGCGGCCTGACAATCCCTGGCGACTGTGCCTGTCCGTACGAAATTCAACTGAGAGGGACCAATGTCCGGCAGCATGTTCAATGTCGGGCGCGACACCCAGGTTGTGGTGCTCGGCGCCTATGGTCGTGTCGATCTCGCGCATGTGACGGGGTTCGAATCGCGGCAAGTCACGTCGTCGGTTCGCATGGCGCGGATCGACGGCACGCAGCTTGGCGCGGAATTGCCGAAGGGTTGGGAAGGGCAGTTCGATCTGGAGCGCGGCAACTCCGCGGTCGAGGAATTCATCGCGCAGCTTGAAGCCGATTATTACAACGGCCAGACGCCTGCGACAGGCACGTTGTATCAATACATTACCGAATCGGACGGCTCCACGTCCACCTACCAGTTCAACAACGTGGTCTTCAAGTTGGCGAGTGCGGGCATGTGGAAGGGCGATACCAGTGTCACGCAGCGGCTGGAATTCTTCGGCAGCGCGCGCGTGAGCATGTGATGAGTACGCCGTCGTCACGTGTGATCGAGGCGGCACAATCGGTCCCGAGCGTGACCGATTCGCGCGGTCGGGTGCTGCAAATTCGACGACTCACAGCCTTGGACAAGCTGCGGCTGTTCAAGGCTGCAGGGCCGGTGCTCGCGCAGAACCAGTCATGGCTGGGGATGGCTGTCCTTGCCGTCAGCGTGACCGCGATCGACGATGTGCCCGTACCGGTGCCGACCAGCGAGCAGCAGATAGAAGCCCTGGTCGGCAGACTCGGCGATGCCGGAATTGCGGCTGTCGGCGAGGCGTTGGCCGAGCGGCAGCCGCGTCCCGGCGAGTTGTTGGCCGCAGTGGGAAACTGAGCAGGCACCCCGATCTGGTTGACTGTCTTTACCTGGTCAGGAACGGGGTGCCGTTCGATGTCGCGTTCTGCCTCTCGCTCGAGGAGCGGCTGGCGTTCGTGCTGGCGCTTGGCCGTCTTGACGGTCACGACTTCGACGTCGCGGCCATGCGGTGGAAGGAAGCGAAGCGGTGAGCGAGACCGGCAGCGATCCGAGCGGATACATCGGCAGTGTGACAAGTGCTTCCGACATCGGAATGGCCCTGTTGCTTGAGGGCGGAATCGCTGACGCGCTAGGTTCGATCGATACGACGCTTGCGACGTTGCGGAGTCTGTCGGCGCGCATTCTCCCCGATCTCGCGCAAATTCAGACAGCCGGTGCCGATGCGGGCGGGGTATCGCCGAGCGCTTCTTCGACTGCGGACCGGGATGGCCCGCAGCAGTTCGTGGCAGCTATGCCAGGGGCATTCGGGATTCCGCAGTCGTCTCAGCCCGGCACGTCGATTGCCCAGGCAATAGCAGCGCCGGTAGCGCCTGCACAGGCACCGGCGCCCCCGCTGCTGCCGCCGCCTGAACCGATGCCGAGTCCGGCACGATCGTTCGCGCCGGCGCCCGAAGCCAGTCAGCCATTTGCGCCGCTTCCCGCAATTTCCGAAGCGCCGGCGCGGCAACCCCGTGCGCAGGGGCATGAGGAACCGGCGCAGGCAAATCCGAGCATATCGTTCGCCTCCTTCGCACCGCCGGCGACGTCACCGATGAAGCAGATGCCAACGCCGGTGTCGGACGTCGATCCCGATTCGCCGCGTTCTGCGTCGTGGACGCCGATGGCACCGCAAAGCTGGGCGTCCGAGGACGGAACCCGACAAACCCCATCGAGCAGTTCCGATGACGAGCCCTTGTCGGCGCGGACATATGCCCCGCCTCCGACGCAGACGCTTCAGGGCGGGCCGACAGGGGGCGATGTGTATCTGGACGGCACGCGCGTCGGCACATGGATCGCCGACCATCTGGGGCGCGAAGTAGCACGGCCGCAGATGTCCTCGACCGCTTTCGATCCGCGGCTGACACCGGCATGGCCCGGCACGCTACAGGGGGGCTGATCGATGTCGGGATACCTCCAGCTTGGCCCTGTCAGTTTCCAGGACTTCGAGCTGCCTGGCCAGATTCGGTTCGGCGGAAAGCAGCGGCTTGCGGTGCACGTGTTGCCTGGCGGCACGCGGGTGATCGATGCGCTGGGACGCGACGACGGCGACATCGGCTGGAGCGGGACATTCTCCTCCGCCGATGCAGCCGATCGGGCGCGGGCGATCGACCTGATGCGGGTGCAAGGCGCCGTCTGGACGTTGGCCTGGGACGCGTTCTGCTACCTCGTCGTGATCGACGGCTTCGATGCGACCTACGAACGCGTCAACTGGGTTCCCTATCGGATTTCCTGCAAGGTGGTCCGCGATCTCGCTCAGACTATTGCCGTTGTCGTGGAGTCGGTTGCCACCGGCGTGTTGGGCGATCTTGCGGCCGTGACGGGCATCAATACGGCACCCGCAATCGCGGCATTGGGCGTTGCCGGCGCGGTGTCGCCGGGCACCGCGGGATATGCCGGAGCGATCGCGGCGGTTGGCGCGGTCGTGGCGCAGGCTCAGGCCGGGATCAGCAGCGCCGGAGCATCGCTGATGGCAGCGCAGGATCCGGCGACGGCGGCGACAGCGGCAGGACAGTTGGCGACTGCCGCCGATGCAAATGGTTACGCCGGGCGCGCGTTGGAAAACCTCGACAATCTGGAGGCATGATGCAGACCGTTCTGGTGGCGGGGGGAAACCTGTTCCGCATTGCACTGACCTATCTCGGCGACGCGACGCAGTGGGTTCGGATCGCGCAATTGAACAAGATATCCGATCCGATGCTTTCGGGCATCAGCACCTTGCAGATTCCGGATACTGACCCGAGCGCCGGAGGCGGTGTTGCCGCCCAGTAGCGCGCTCGGCGAGGCGCTGGGTTTCGCCGACGAGGCATTGATCTCCGGTCCTGTGCGGGCGCCACGCTTGGCCGTTCTGGTCAACGGCGCGACGATGACTGGGGCGATGGAAGCGACCGTCACCAGCACGGGTTATTTTGGCGCCGATCATTTCCGCGTCCGTGCCGCGTTGCAGGGCGATGCAGCCGTGTGGACAGGGTTGTCGCAACTGTTTGTCGATGTGCGGATGGCATTGTCGCCGCTCGGTCCCTTCGCCAGCATGGTGCAGGGCTATGCCGATCTCGTGTCGGTCGATCCGATCGCGGGCACGCTGCTGATCGAAGGTCGTGACCTGAGCGCGCAACTGATGGAAGCGCGCACGCAGGAGGTGTTTGCCAATCGCACTGCCTCCGAGATCGTCACGATCCTCGCGGGCCGACATGGGCTTGCCACGAACATCCAGGCGACGACATCGCCGGTCGGGCGGTTCTGGGAACTGGAGCACGATAGCCTGACGCTGAATGCAGCGGGTCGGGCGACGACCGAGTGGGACCTGCTGGTATCGCTTGCCAGGCGCGAAGGGTTCGATCTCTGGGTATCCGGCACGACACTGAACTTCGTCGAGCCCGTCGTGGCACAAGTGCCCGTGGTGTTGCCGATCGGCACGGCGATGTCGGTTCGGCTGGATCGGGCGTTGACCTTCGCCGGCGACATCATCGTGACGGTCAAAAGCTGGCATAGCCGGCAGGGCAATTCCACCGTGCAGACGGCGCGCACGCAGCGCGGCGCGGCATCGTCGCGAGACTATGTTTATGTCGTGCCGAACCTGACGCCTGATGCGGCGCAGACCTATGCGGAGAACGTGCTGCAGGACCTGACGCGGCACGAACTGGTCGCAAGCCTGGAGATGCCCGGCGAACTAGTGTTGACGCCGCGCACCTCAGTCTTGCTGCAAGGCTCGGGTACGATCTTCGACACGGTTCTGCGGATCGACGAGATCGAGCGGCGGCTGCACAGCTCGCGCGGCTTCACGCAGCGCGTGCGCGCGCGTGCGACATCGGCGGGGTGAAAGATGCAGCGATTCCTCAACGCGTTGAAGGCGCAGGCCGGCGCGCAGGATTTGTCCGCCGGGCGGCCGCGCTTCGGCACCGTCGTCAGCGTCGATCCGGCACGGCACGCGGCAAAGGTCGCGTTGCA